ATTGGTCTTTTTTTTTATAGTCCACCCATTTTCGACAGCATTAAATAGAAATGCCATTTTTTGCAATTGGACCATATTAATTTTTAAGTTTGACGTATCCATTTAAGTTGGGGAGAGAAAACCGAAAAAAAATATAAACCAATAAGAATTTAATTATCGCTTAATTAAATAATAAAAAAAAAGTTATTTAATTATAAAATATGCCCAACTTTAAACCGAAAGCAAACAAAAAATTCAAAATGAATAAAAAAATAGCAACTTTGGATAGTAAACATCACGAAAAAATGCGCGAGTTTTATAAAATAGAAAATATATTAATCCCTGCATGGAAGGAAGAAAGAAAAAAATTAATAGCCGCTAAAGCTAAAGCAACAAATATTGTAGACCGATTAAAAATAGAAGATACAATAAAAGATTTGGTAAAAAAAATTAAAAAGCATCGTGTATTACGAAAATCTTATTTATTGGAGAATTCTCAATATATTTTTGATTATTTTGAGAAAAAAAAAGAGGTTTCCGAAGGAAATAGTAAGAAAAAAATATTACACTCTTTCTTTGATAAAAATGAAAGAAAATCTATCATCAGAAAACAAGATCGTAATGATATTCAAAAATATTTTGAAGCTGTAGATGAAAAAAGTATCAATATAGATAATTATACCTTACATCATGACGTCTGCAAGTGTGGTGGCGAACTTGTGCCTGTAGATTATGAAGGTATATTGGTTTGTAAAAAATGTTATACTCAAACTCCTTATCTCATTGAACATGAAAAACCATCTTACAAAGAACCACCGAAAGAAGTGTGTTTTTATGCATATAAACGTATAAATCATTTTAGAGAAATATTAGCGCAATTTCAGGCTAAAGAGACGACCCAAATACCCGAGGAGGTATTAAAAAACATAAAAGCCCAAATTAAAAAAGAAAGGATAAAATTATTCCAAATTACAAATAGTAAAGCTAAAGATATTTTGAAGAAATTAGGGTACAATAAGTATTATGAACATATACCATTTATAAAAGATAAATTAGGTATAAAACCTCCGGTGATGAGTCAACATCTTGAAGATGTTTTATGCAATTTATTTATGGAGATACAGCGTCCTTATGCTATCCATTGTCCAGATGATAGAGTAAATTTTTTGAATTACTATTATGTATTATATAAGATGTGCGAATTATTGGGAGAAACCACATTTCTCGCTTATTTCCCGATGTTAAAAGATCCAGTAAAAAGAATAGAACAAGATGAAATCTGGAAAAAAATATGCAATGAATTAAGTTGGGAATTTATATCTACAATATGATAAATAAGAAGTATCATATTACAGCGATATGGTTATTTAACGGCGGGGGAAACCGACGAGGTTGCCACCAATACCGAATCCGGCGCCAGAGCGAGCGGCGACCGACATACTTGGAACGTAGGTATCAAGAATACTGAATGTAGCAGCCGCAGTAAGGGCAATGAGAAGTACCTCGTCAAAATTGAGGGCGCGCTTGGGGATAGCATAAGCCGCGACAGCAACCATGAACCCTTCAATCAAATATTTAATGGCACGCTTTACGAGTTCGCCTAAGTCCAACATTCTATTAATTTCCTGAAGCATTATAAATAATATGAAGAAAAAAATATATTATATAATTTTATAAACTTAAAATAAAATTATAGTAATCAATATATAATGGCTAAAGGATTTGAAAGAAAATTAACCAGTGCTGGAACTGAAAATCCTAAATATGTTGATTTATTGGAGGAAGACCGTCCTATTTCAGGGCAAAAATTTACCTGTGTATCTTTTGTATCGCCTGAAAATCTTTTAAAACAGAAAAATCACTTTTTTTTTGAAGAATTCCTAAAACATTTTGATTTTACTAAATCTGTAGATAAATTTACGCAGTTTTTAAACTTTATTTCATATAAACATCACTTAGATTTTGACAAAATAATGGAAGACTATAAAGATTTTATGAAGAGCGAAAAGGGGAAATTAAATACTGATGCTATTTCGGATGACTACAAAACTTTTTTGGATGCTAAAGAAGAAACATTGGAGAAAACATTTAATATAGCTCATCGTTTTCAAACAGCAACCCGCGGCTTAAAGATTAGGGGGTCATATTCTACGCAGGAAGAGGCAGAATTGAGAGCTAAGATGTTGCGAGAAGTTGATCCTAACCACAATGTTTATGTAGGTCCAGTGGGGATGTGGATGCCATGGGAACCAGAGGCATACAAAACGGGTCGCGTAGAATATCTCGAGGAAGAATTGAATCAACTGATGAAAGAGAAGGACAATAATGATAGGCGCGCAAAGGATGAATTTGCAAGACGTGTGAAGGATACAAAGAAGCGGGCGATTGAGGAAAACAAAAAGTTGGCTAAAGAAACTGGAAATAAATTAACACAGAGTATTACGAAGGATGGGGAATTGGTTGGAATAGAAGGCATGAACACTATCGAGACTTCCCTTGGAGAACAAGGAGAAAATATCAGCGCCGCTGATATTCGTAAGGAGTTGTTTGCTGGTGAAAATATTCGCGTTAAAGGGGGTGAAACAGCTGTTGATGAATTTAACAATCGTGATAAGAAGTGGGGCGCTGCCACAGCAATACAAAAAGCTTTTCGAAAGAAGAAAAGTAAAGACGCCGCTCAAAATTGAATAGATTTTTAGTATAAAAATAAATATAGAATAATCCTATGTCCCACCATAGTAAAAAGAAAAATAAAAAGAAAAGGTGTTCACTGAGCACTTGCAAACATAAATTAACTTTAACAGATATGAAATGTCGCTGTACATTTCGTTATTGTCAGCAACATCGCTTGCCTGAAAATCACAGTTGTTCTTTTAATTTTAAAAACGAAACAGAGGAAGCGTTTATGAACCGTGTGGGATTAGGTGGTGGACAACCTTGTAAGATTGAAGTAATTTAAAGTCAATTATTATAATTAATATAATAATGGACAAAGTATTAGATGTAGATATTTTTTATAATGAATGTACATTTCCTAACTCTTTTTGGCATACAAATAATTCTATTTACGATGTGAATGTTCACCATAAAGGAAAAATAGTAGGAATGGTTTCATTTTCTAAAGGAAATACCCGATGGTGGGCAGAAGAACATAAAAATGAAATTTGGAAAGAATGGACACCCTCTTTCACAGACCCTGAATATTTATTATTATATAAAATGCAGCAAAGAAAGAAACTTATTTCCCGAATTATGCAAAAGGCTCAAGAAATAAAGACAAATAATACATATTGCGATTGCTCAAACATCATCTCTACCATTTACTCTTCTTGACATTTATTTTAGGACCTTTCTTTACAGCATTAGGATCATATGCCTCATCTTCATCATCTGAAACAATATCTTCTGAGAGCCTCCAAAATTCTTTTGATCCCAATTTAAAATCATCGTGTGGTTCTGCCTTATACCAAAAAATTTGATCTTCCAGTTTGTTTGAACGCGCATTATTACTGATAACCAGACATTCATAATTTTCTGTACATTGGTCCATTACTTGACAAAAGGATTCAAATGTAGGAAACATCCCAGCATAGTTTTCATAAATTCGCTTTCTATTGGTTATATATGGCTCACGCAAAATAAATGTATAATCAATATTGGTCCGTAGATTTGGAGGAACACCCAAAGGATATTGCATTGTAATTGTTGTCATTATTTTCCAATGACGCCCATTCATAAATAAAAGTCGCATCATCTTATCACGCGCCCAACTATTATCCCAGAGACAATCATCAAGGATAACAAAAGCCCTTCCATCAATGTTGGAGCGCCCATACGCCTCCTTTTCTTTTTTTATTTGCTTTAATACCATTTTCTGACGTTTTAATACATTTTCAATAATAGCTGTATTATATTCCTCATGAATAAACAGCTTTGGCACATGATGTGCATAAAATCCGTTCCCTGATTCTGTTCCAGAAATAACAGTTCCAATAGGAATATCCTGGTGATAATAAAGCAAGTCCCTTACCAAAAAACTTTTTCCTGTGTCACGACGCCCTATAAACACAATAACAGGACCATTACTTTCTTCAGGATTAAATGTAATATTTTTCATATCAAATTTTTTAAGCTCCAAATTCATTATAATTATTTAAGAATATAAAAGAATTGTAAATACGCAATAATTGAATATATTTTAATTTCATCTATATTATTGAATGCTTTCTATTAATTATGTTAAAAATAAAAATGCACATATTTTAGCTACTTTAGATGATATTTCTAAAATACAGAATTATGTGCCTCTTTATAACGAATTTTTTTCATTAAATGAAACAAATTTTAATAGTATAAATCTTAATCATAAATGGCACATAACGGAGTTTGTCAAAAAGAATAGTGAAAATAGATACATATGTAAGGTTAAATGCAAAGAGAACAAAAAGAAAGTGCCGGCATTTTTTAAATTCTCCCCGCTTCTGGATCCCGTTAAATTTTTAGTTGGAAAATATAAAAAAAAACCAATCTCTGTATTGCCTTCTTTAGAAGAAAGTGATTGTCTTGCCAAATTAAAGAATCCTAATAACTCAGCATATGTTGATAGTTTTTTTTATTTTTTAACCAGTCAAGCAATTCATACGCACGGCTTTTATCATGGTATTGATTTTTATGGATCATTTCTTGCTATCAAAGATAACTTTCATTATAATATTGCCGATGATATAGATTATTTATGTGAATCAAACTTTTTTCATAAGAATAAAGGGGACAAATTTATTATTGACAGAAGTTACGAAGAATTATTTTCCAGTTTTAATACGAGAAATTATAAACGCCGCCTTAAATTAGGCGATAGTATAAAAAAATCACAGGATTATACCACCCCCCTTGATGAAATATCTTTAAATGGGGTATTCACAGAAGCTGTACCATCATCCAATGAAATAAGTAATATAACTATTGAATGTGATATTTCTAATAATACTCATCAACATAATAAAACCACATCAACAAAAAGTTCCGACTGTTCTTCGAGATCTTCACATACATCTAACGAATCAGAAGAAGAATCATTGGACGGAGAGGATGAAAGTGAATACTCAGGCTCCGCACATTCTATGTCAACAGCTCCTGAAGATATTATTGAAGCTATATTAAAGAAATTTCCAGTCCAAATAATTTGTTTAGAGGCACTTGATGGGACCCTCGATAGTATTATGGAGGAATTGGAAAGCGAAGAGTGGCGCGCATGTCTTTTTCAAATTATCATGAGTTTGGTTGTATACCGAAAATTATTCGATTTGACACATAATGACTTACATACCAATAATATTATGTACACGAAAACCGACAAAACATATCTATGTTACCGTTATAAGGGATCCTTTTATAAAGTCCCTACCTTCGGTCGCATTTATAAAATAATTGATTTTGGTCGCGCCATCTATAAATACAAAGGAAAGCGTATTTGCAGTGACAGTTTTCATCCCAAAGGCGATGCTGCAACGCAATATAATTGTGAGCCATATTTAAATAAAAAAAAACCCAGATTAGACCCTAATCCCAGTTTTGATTTGTGTCGTCTCGGGTGTTCCCTCTATGATTTCTTTGCCCCTGATGACGAAGGTGAAGATGAACTCCCAGATCCTATAACCAAATTAGTCGACAGGTGGTGCAAGGACGATACAGGTCGCAATATACTATATAAATCAAATGGCGATGAGAGATATCCTGAATTTAAATTGTATAAAATGATTGTGCGCACTGTCCATCATTGCCCCCCCGAAAAAGAAATAGAAAATCCCATCTTTCGAAAATTTATCACATCGCGCAAAAAGAATAAGCGCGCAAAAGTATTTGATGTTGATAAATTGCCGTCGTATATTAAATAATAACTATTTA